GAAGATCCTTTGCTGCACCTTGGGAAAGAACAGCTACCTTAATTCCAACAGGCACAGATGGTGATGGAAACATAACCGGGTTTTACAATTTTAGTTACACTAACCCTTACGAATTTTTACAAAGACCCATTCAAGCTGTAGTAAATGCTTATGAAGACGGGGTAAGAGATGAAAATAGTTTATTAAAAATAGCAACAGATGGATCTTTTGGAGCTATAAATGAAATAGCAGAACCCTTTGTAAGTCCAAGTATAGGAGCAGGAGCCATAGCAGAAGCATATCAAGGCAGAACCGCTACTGGTAGAATTATTTACAACGAATCTGATTCATTAGGAGACAAAGTATCAAAAGGATTGTTGCATACATTTAATGCAGTAGCTCCAACAGCGTTACCTTTCACTATACGAACTGATGCAGAGGGTGTGCAGTTTGTTAAAGGTGATTTTGCTACAGCGTTAGCCTCTTTAGGTAGCCCAGATAAAAGTGTTATTACTCCTACTGGAAAAGATCTAGATGTCGCAGAGGCTATTACCTCTGCCTTCTCAGGAATAAAAGTAACCAAGCCACAGATTGATAGATCTCTTTACTATAAAGCTGCTGAAGCCAAAAGAGCTATTAGAGAAACAACCAACGAATACAACAGATTGTTAAGGTCTGCAAACGAAAGAGACGCAGATACCTTTATTCAAGGATACATAAATAGTAATAATGATAGATTTAATTCTTTACGAACTCTTTATACAGCTATTGAAGATGCAAGAACTCTTGGGCTAAAAGATTATGAAATAGATAAACAATTAAAAGATGCTAAAGTAGCAAATAGAGCTATGGTTATGGCTGGTTTATTTAAACCAATTCAAATTAGCACAGATCTTTTAAATGTGGCTTTAACAGAAACAGAGT